GTCACTTTATCCGTTTCGCACAGGCGGAGCCATGAAGCGGACACACAAACTAAGAGGCATGGGTGATGTCCAGGCGACCATCGATAGCTCGCGCACTCTCGACGAGGCGGCAGGGAGGCTTGGTGTCAACCGGTCGACGCTAACGCGGTGGCTGCAAACAGGGAAAGTCAAGCGCCCAGCGTCGTTCGCTCAAGTCGAACTTCGGGAAGGGAAGACGCCGCCCCCGCCACCGACCGCCACAGACTGGCATGCCTGGGCGCCGGCCGTGCGTGACGCCTACACCTTGAGTCCGACCGACCACCAGCTCGTGGCGCTCGCCGCTCGTGCGCTTGAATTGGCCTACGCCACCGACAGCAAGCCGGTCGTGCAACTGATGTCGATGGCGCGATTCGCCGCCCTCGTAAAGCAGTTGAACCTTCAGCAGGCCGCACCGGCACAGGCCAACCAGCCGCAGGCGCCAGCGAAGCAGTTCGTCTTCCAGCCGCGGGCGGTTTCGCGTTCGACCGCTGACCCGCGCGCCATCCTGATGGCGGCAAAGTGATCCTCACTGTCCCGATGGACCGTGAACTGTACCCGACGCTCGGGCCGCAGGTCTGCGCGTTCATCGAGGAGCGGCTCGTGTTCGGCCCTGGTGACCTTCGCGGTCAGCCAGCCGTGCTCGACGACGAGAAGCGCGCGCTCGTCTACCGCATGTACGAACTCTACCCGCAGGGCCACGATCTGGCCGGTCGGCGCCGGTTCAAGCGCGCCGGTTTGTCGCTACCCAAGGGGCTGGCGAAGACCGAGCTGGCGGCGTGGATTGCGATCTGCGAACTGCACCACGAAGCCCCGGTGCGCTGCATCGGCTGGACCGAGGACGGCGAGCCGATCGGCGGTCCTGTGACCGACCCGTATATCCCGCTGGTGGCGTACACCGAAGAGCAGAGCGACGAACTGGCATACGGGGCCATGCGCGTGATCATCGAGGAGGGGCCCTGCGCGAAGGACTTCGACGTCGGCCTGGAGCGTATTCAGCGTCTGACCGGCGACGGCAAAGCCGTGTCGCTCAGCTCGAGCCCGAACGCGCGAGACGGTGCGCGCACCACGTTCTGCGTCATGGACGAGACGCACTGGTGGACCCTGCCGAGGTTGAAGCAGGCGCACCAGACGATGCAGAACAACCTCGCGAAGCGCAAGCTGGCCGACCCGTGGATGCTCGAGACGACCACGGCTCCGGAGCCCGGCACCGGGTCGGTGGCCGAGGCGACCATGGACTACGCCAAGGCGGTCGATGACGGCCTCATCACCGACGCCTCGCTGTTCTTCTTCCATCGTCAGGCGAGCGACCATCACGACCTGACCACGCGCGAAGGCGTGCGGGCCGCCATCATCGAAGCGTCAGGCCCGGCTGCAGCCTGGCGCGACATCGACGCCATTGCTGGCCTGTGGGCAGACCCAACGACTGACAAGGCGTATCTCGAGCGCGTCTGGTGCAACCGGTTGGTGAAGGGCGCCACGCAGGCGTTCGACGTCGTGCGCTGGCACGAGCTGGTGAAGCCGTCACCGGTGAAGCCTGGCGACCTCATCGTGCTGGGCTTCGACGGTGCGCAGTTCTTCGACTCAACGGCGCTGGTTGCCACGCACGTCGAGACTGGGTTCCAGTGGCTGCTGGGGCTCTGGGAGCGGCCGAAACTGCTGCCGACTGACCAGACGTGGCAAGTGCCTGCAGACGACGTCGATCGGGCCGTGCGCGATGCGTTCTCGGTGTACGACGTCTGGCGTCTCTACGCTGATCCGGCGTACTGGCAGTCCTGGCTGGCAGCATGGCGCGGAGAGTTCGGCGAAGAGCGCGTGATCGAATGGCTGACGACGCGTCGGCTCCAGATGGCCCGCGCGATTGAGGGCTTCACCACCGCCATCAAGACCGGCACGGTGTCACACGAGGGCCACAAGGACGTCACTAGGCACATCGCCAACGCCCGCCGCGAAGAGCTGAAGGGCTACCGCGACGAGCAGGGCAAGCCGCTGTGCCTCATTCGCAAGGAGCGGCCAGACTCACCGCTCAAGATGGACGCGGCGATGGCCTCGGTGCTGAGCTGGGAGGCGCGCACGGATGCGATCGCGGCCGGAGCGGAGGCCACCGGCGGCAAATCGGTGTACGAGACGCGCGGCATGATGACCTTCGGAGCGAATCGCCCATGAGCGACGAGTCCTCCATCTACGAACGCCAGACACTGACGGTCCTGTCGCGGCGCCGCGGTCGGCCGCGCGTGATGCCGAATGGCTCCACGCCCGTGCGTGTGCCAGACGAGACCTACGATGCGCTGTTCCGACGCGCCAGCGAGTCGCGCACGACGGTGCCCGAGCTCGTGCGCGCCGTGCTTGCCGATTTTTGTAGCGGTAAATAGCCAGCCTTTCCTTCTCTTGGTATCCTGTCACTCAGGCAGGTGTCTATCTCCACTTGGTTCTCGGTCGCCGGGTATTTCGCGATGGTCACCGGGATCGGTGTGCAGTTTGGCGTCGGCTGGGCGCTGCTCGTCGGTGGTGGTATCGCCTTCGTGGCAGGTGGTCTGGGGTCGGCGCGTGAGGCGCGGTGAAGAATCCGTTCGTCCCGCTCTTCGAGCGTCGCTCAGGCATCGGCTCGCCGTATGACCTGCTGAAGTACCTGTCGCGCGGCGTGCAGAGTTCGTCTGGCGCCAGCGTCGACGAGTCGAGTGCGCTGTCGGTGGCGGCGGTCTTGACGTGCGTGTCGTTGCGGTCGCGGGCGCTCTCCAGCCTTCCCGTGAAGGTCTACGAGCGCAAAAGCGCGCGCGAGAAGGCGCCGGCTGATTGGCACCGCGCCGCTAAGGTTCTTTCTCAACCGAATAGCTGGCAGACGCGAGCCGAACTGTTCGGGATGCTCGAGGCGCACCGCGTCCTGCGCGGAAACGCCTACGCCTGGAAGAACATCCAGTCCGTACGCGGGTCGGACGGGAATCTCTACCCGGAAGTCGTCGAGCTGATCCCGTTGCACCCGGACCGAGTCGAGGTGCTGGACGGCCGCGACCTCGGGGGCCCGGCGGGCTACAAGCTGACGCGGAAGAACGGCCAGGCACCGTTGGAGTTTGCGCCCGGTGAAATTCTGCATCTGAAGGGGCTGAGCACGGACGGGCAGAAGGGGCGCTCGGTCCTGCACGACATGCGCGAGGCCATCGGCGGTTCGATCGCCACGCAGGAGCATGCCAACGCGCTGTGGTCGCGCGACGCCACGCCGTCGATTGCGCTGCGCCATCCCAAGACGCTGAGCGAAGGGGCGCGCGTGGGTCTTGAAAAGTCGTGGGAAGAGACCTACGGCCGCGGGGCCGACAAGAAACGCGTCGCCGTGATCGAGGAAGGTATGGAGATCGAGCAACTCTCGCTCGCTCCGGACGATGGCCAGTTTCTCCAGACGCGGGCATTCACGCGCGCGGAGATCGCGGGCGCGTTCCATGTGCCGCCTCACATGATCGGCGACACCGAGAAGAGTACGAGCTGGGGCACGGGCATCGAGCAGCAGCAGATCGGGTTTCTCGTCTTCACGCTGCGCCCTGACCTGGTGCTGTGGGAGCAGCGGTTGACGCGTGAGCTGATCGCGCAGCCCGACAAGTTCTACATCGAGTTCTCGCTGGACGGCCTGCTGCGTGGCGACCAGAACGCCCGCGCGCAGTTCTACCGCGTGATGCGTGAGGTCGGCGCGTACAGCGCCAACGACATCCGCGCCTTCGAGAACATGAACCCGATCGACGGCGGCGACGTGTACTTAAGCCCGGTCAATCTGCAACCGATTGATCAGCTCGGCCAGACTCAGCCCCGATCTGGCTCTCAATAGCGGCGAGTGCTTTTTGGCGCTTTTCGATCATGAACGGTTCGACTTGGCGCAGGAGTTCAACGGCGTGGAGCGAGCAGAGACGCCAGATGTAGCAGGGTTTGGTCGATTTGACGGCGTGCTCCTGGTTTCGCTTGACGGCAATAGCGGTGCCTACGCCGACGGTATTAGACAGCCAGTCGTGAAGTGGGCGATGTGTTCCGGAGATGCCCACATACAGGCTTGGGCGTATTGAGTTTGGGCGATTGTGGCGGCGATCGTGGAGTGTGATGTGGCCTTCACCGTCTATTAGTGCGGCGATGTATGCGGCTTCGGTTGGCGTGAGCGGCTTGACTGTTCCTCGCTCGGCGGCGCGCGCAAACGCCTGACACGAACGCGAGCAGTAGTTGTAGCGAGCACCGGCGCTGCGTTTGGTCGTGAAGGTTCCGCGGCACCAACCGCAAGTGCTGGTGATGGGCGGCGAGAAGGTTTTGCGGAGCGGGTTCGGAAGTCGGTTCTGTGGGTGCCCGATGCGTGACTCGTGGAAGCACGCTTGTGAGCAATACAGATACGGACGTTCTCCGCGCCTCGTAAAACGTGAATTACACCGCGCACAGACGTGCTCAGTATAGATGGTCGGCATAGATGAATTATACCGCTGAACATAGCGCGCCGAACATCGAATACGTCGAACGGCTACTCGCCCCTCTGGGTTGGACGCCGAGCAGCGGCAACGGAGCGAACTGATGCGTGAACGGCTGGTAGTCCCGTTCGACATGAAAGCGATCGGCGATGGCGAGACGCGCACCTTCGAGGGCTACGGCTCGGTGTTCGGTGTGCTCGACAGCTACGCCGACATCGTGGCGCCTGGCGCGTTCAAGCGGTCGCTGAAGGAGGCCAAGTCGGCCGGGCGTATGCCGGCGCTGCTCTGGCAGCACGACCCGTCTTCACCGATCGGCGTGTACGAGTCGATGGGCGAAGACGCGACTGGCCTCTACGTGAAAGGGCGGCTGTCGGATACGCAGCTCGGGCGCGAGGCCTACACGCTGCTGAAGGACGGCGCGCTGTCGGGGCTCTCGATTGGCTTCACGACGCGCAAGTCGAAGGTCGACAACGAGAGTGGCGTGCGAACGCTGACGGACGTGCAGCTCTGGG